TATATTAATGGATTACGTTAGTAATTTTTTAATAGAAATACAAAATAAAACCCATGTATACGTAGATAAAAATAAACAAATGCATATTATATACTTTTCTGATGAAGAGTCTGACAATGAGCTTGATTTACCATTTGACAACTTAAAGCCAGTAGTATTATCATTAAGAAATACAAAACAAAAAATAATATAGTAAAACAAATATGTCTGAACAAGATCAATTTATTTTTACAGAAACTGAAATCCAAGAAGGAACAAAGGAGTTACCCATTGATGACTTGCTTAAGCTAGCAGATACTATCTGGAATGATATCAAATCTGATATTAATTACAATAAAGAAGAAAAATTAAGTTATATGACTGAGTACTATTTTAGTAAGTATAAAGACTTTTCATATAGTTTTCCTATTGTTATTCGTTGGATGATTCAATTGAATACATATAATAGGAAAGCCTTCAAAAAATACCTATTGAAGTTTAAAGAGACTAAACTTATTAGTCGAAAAGACTTCGCTATACTACAGGCCGAATATCTGGTACTGATATATAAAGAAACGCATTCTCATTATAAGAACAGTGACGTTAATACTTATAGAGACTTCATCGTCAAACAGTTAGTAGATGAAGAAGCCTTACACACTACGGTAGAAAAGGAATTTAAACAAGAATTAGAAGCTATTAGTAAAGAAAAGAGAGAACAGTTCTATCAATATTTATTGCAAACTAAGCAGATTTGATAGTTCTTTGCCTATTTATCCATTTATTATTTATATATTTTTTTACCAAATTGAAAGCAGGTACTACTAACATTTCTAAATGCTTTTTATAGTCATCAACCATTCTTATCTTCTCTATATCAAACCATTTAGTATCACTCACTTCATTAAGGCTTTGAATATTTTTTAAGATAGAAGTATTATAATATCTAATATTAGGGTTAATAATGGCTATGTAGTACGTACATATATATCTAGTTCCTAAACTAACGTAATTAACATATCGTTTAACATTGGGTAATATAGTGTAATCACTTTTAGATAACCCAGTTTCTTCCTTTGTTTCTCTAACAGCGCATGCCATATTAGACTCATTTTGATCAAGTTGTCTTCCTTTAGGGCATTCGTATGTTAATGTAGTATAGGAACGTATTTGTTGTATCATTTTTCTTAATTCTCTTCCATTATCGCCTTTAATAAATGATAGATGAAATTTAGTATATTTCTTCTTATAAAACTCATTATCATAGAAGTTTAACCATATTCTATACCACATCTGTTTAAAGTCTAATGACCATACGTCTAATAATTCTTCTAGTGTCATTTGATTTAACAGGTTAAAGATATTATTCATTGACAGTTTAGGCCATATATTAGGCTTAGCATATTTTCCATGTATAAACATGGAAAATGCATAAGTATATCGTTTATGCACTAATAATACTTCTGGTCTATTAGTAATAGAGTTAATTTTACATAAAATTATACCATATGATTTTTTAATAGGTATAGTAGATATTTCTAATGTATTTGCGTTAGTCTTCCATATATTTGTCATTTTTTTTTGATTATATTTAATTATAACTAAATCTTTAAGTAAATATATAAATTGACTAAATAACACATGTCTGCTGAAATTATTAAAGCATTTACTGCGAATAAAAATATTAGGTATTTACAGCATTATTTTACAAATACATTACCCGATAGTCCAGTAAAGGAACAGATATTAGAAACGTTAATAGAAACCTTATTTAGTTTCTATGACCATGAAATCATAGAAAATAATACGTATAGACTTCGCAATTCAGTAGATTTATGGAATGAGGTAAGAAAACTAAATCAGGCGTTTATAGATGATCGAATAGCATTAGTTGCAGGCTATAATGATATAGGAACAGAATCGTATCACATGGATATGTTTATCGATGATAGCTTACAACCTGCTCAGTACAAGCATTTGAATGATCCATACGAGGAAAACTACAATAAACGTATTTTTAGATACGAAGATCCTAATGATCCTAACAGGTCTTCTATTCCTGTTAGACAGATATTAAATAAAAGTCATGTAGATACTCATATTGATGAACTATCAGATTCAGAACTTAGTACATATCGTTCTTGGACTATGGAGTAATATATGTTAGATAATTGAAAATTAATACTTGTATATTAAGATAAGAGATGTCTCACACGTTAGAATCTTTACTACATGAAATCAAAGTATATCATCTAGTAGAAAAGTTAGATGATCCATATGATGCATTAAAACTAATGATACAAAATAAATACGATAACATTAGCTTCGACTTGGAATTAGATTTCTATATTAATAATATTGGAGTATTAGAAATTAAATCAAAGAAATATATATATAACTATGAATTAAACAGCATGTTTGACATCGTTACTAACATAGAAAGTAATGTACCAATCAAAGTCATATTTGGATCACATATCAATGACAATGAAAACTTAGAAATTATAAAGTTTTTATCTACTAATGCACGGATTTTTGTTAGTTTTTATATTGATCCAAATTACGCAAATAAACACTTTTATCTTAAGATGAAGTGTTACTTGCTAAGCAATGCGCTTAGAGACAAACTAAAAACGTCTGTCATCTTTACTAAAACGCATAGATATGCTGATGGACAATTACATTTATTGTAATTATAGTTATACCAATCCGATTTAATAGTCTACGATCAGCTATTGATCAAAAATATTAAACGTGTACAACTAAGTAAGACCTGGTCTTACTTAGTTGTATTTTTTGTGTATTATATGATAGATATTAAATTTGAGTTTTAATTTATGTGTTTATATAATATATAAAAAATGGATATTACCAATTTATTCAATGGAAGAATGCGGAAATTCTCTAACGAAGAGAAAGCCTATGTTCTAGGATGGCTAGCGTCATCTATAACGAATAAATCTAATAGAATTAGACTACGTACAGATAAACATAACAATGTATATTTAAAGTATATTAAAAAGGTTTTAACATTGAATAATCCGATATTATATGATGATATAATCTCATTTATAATCATTGAAGAAACTGAGTTAGATTTGAAGATCTTTGACGTCTTAAACGTATCAGTACATGATACTGAACTGGTTATTAACTTTCCTACGTTTACAAGTCCTGAACTAACTTGGATGTTTATTCAGGGATGCTTTGATAACATTGGTATGATTGACCATGATAATGGAATAGTCTGTGAATTTGTTTCAAAATCATATGAATTAATAACGGGTTTACAAACGTTTTGTGAAATTCCACATGAAATAATCGAAATTAACTATGGTAAATTTAAATTGTCATACCATAATACAAACTGTATAGATTTATTGACAAAAATCTATAAAAACCCTATTATTAAAACATGTAAATATTCATTGTTTGTTAAAATCCTTAATACCCCGATTAAGCAAGAAATTCCATATTGCTACGTTTATAAAAATAATATCAATGCAATTATTCCAAATAAGACTAACGCATCTGATGTAGGCTATGATTTAACAGTTATATATAAAGTAAAACAATGGAATGATACTGTTACCTTATATGATACCGGAATTAAAATTCAAATTCAATATGGATATTATGCTGATATAGTTCCAAGAAGTTCATTATCAAAATCAGGCTATATGTTAGCAAATAGTGTAGGAATTATTGATCCAAGTTATACAGGTACTATCTGTATTGCTTTGGCAAAAATTGATCAATCAATGCCTGATCTTATATTGCCATTTAAATGTTGTCAAATGATTATTAGAAAACAAATACACATTGATATTAGAGAAAGTTTTGAGGATTTTGATAAAACTACTAGAGATTTTGGTGGATTTGGTAGTACTGATCGATAATATCGGTAATGTATAATTACTTAATTTTTTTCCGCTGAAAGACCAGTTCGCCATACAGTGATAAATATTTCTTGTCGTCATCGGTCAAACTGTTTGCAACTGATGGATTTTTTAGTTTAAACTCTGGTAGTATAGATGATACAGATTTCTTACTAAGTAACTCATATCCATGCTTTTTAAGTTCTTTTATTAAATATGTTGTATTAACTAAGTATTCCTCGTAATATTCGCCTCTACTAAATGGTAATAATACTCCTATTTTTTGACCATTATTTTCTAATGTATTACTAGAGTATAACTTGCGTATAGAATATTTAATTATCTGATTTTCGTATACAGTCCATTCCTGTCCTTCTGCAATAGTAGACAGTAGTTTAAACACTTCTTCTCCAAAGAAACAGGTAATTACAATTTCTCCATTTTGAGTAATTAGAGTATTAATCAGTGATATAAAGTTATTGAGTAAATTATTAGTATATATGTAATAATGTATAGATAAATTACATATAATCGTATCTATATGCTTTTCAGGTACTCGTGATATATCAAATATTTTATCTAATAGAATTTCGTAATTTGTTGTCATATCTGCTAATATAACGTAAACATTAGTAGACCCTCGTTTTGTAGCAGTATTCTGAGCAAAAGTAAATTTTCTTCTTACTAATTCAGATAAAGAAGCTCTATCGTTATCTATAGCGATAAGATTTTTTACATGTGCACTAAAGTATCTTCCTAAATCCTGACCTTTACCACTTCCGATATCCAATATCCAATTATGATATCCATACTTCATAATACGATCTGTTTTAAGAAAGGCCATCACACTTGTTTGTGCATGATACATACCTACTTTATTACTTAGGAAATATTCATCTGTAACGTTTATCCATAGTTGTTCTAATGGAAACGGGTCTAAGTAGTTTATCCATGTAATTTCTGCAATTCTATAATCATTACCGTAATATACTTTGGATTCTAGGTCTCTTTTTCTATCATTTCTAATTCTAATCGGTTTCCAACCAATTTCTGAACCATTGGTTGCGTCACAGTTTTGTATACATCTAAATTCAACTACGTTATTTTCAATTTCTAATATATTACCATCAGGATGGTAATATATATATGCTAATGGTGCATTACTTGGACTAAACTGAACTGGAAAGTATGTAGTAGAATTAATTACATTTGTATTATCGAATATATCCTGATATCCTAGACAAGTCTGTAATCCTAATGCATTATATAATTCATTGCTAATTCCAACGAATAAGAAGTATAGAGTATGTAATTCTTTAGTTATAAATGGTTTTTTACCTAGGACACTTCTAGGTGCTTTCTTAACTAAGAAATCTATAGTATTATCTATAATATCTTTCCATTTATATGTTTTTGTAGTCATATAATTATTCGTAGGATCTACGAATATTAAACCATCTATATTATATGGTTTATCAGTGCGGTTGTACATAGCCTTTATCACGTTTTCAATATTACTACCAATTAGCATATAAGGCTTAGATTCTACGGGTAATCCGGCTTGTTTGAACTGAGTTACTGCTTCGCCAATATGTATAATTCTTTCATTAAAAGTTAACTGTGAAATATTACGACCGTTAATAACAATTACATCAAATATATAGACAATATTATTAACAAATTCAGCATCTGCTATCGTTACTTTAAACTCGGTATCTAACTTATAAGTAATAAGAGTTTCAGCTAATATATAACCATTGTTAATATCTATAATTACTATTGCTCTAACCCCATCAGCTTTATCTGTAACATAAAACTCATTCATAGGGTATATGTTTTTATATTCATAACGAGTTAATGTCTGTACTTTAGGTAATAACTGTTTCATACCAAACTTATTCTGATATTGTTGTAACAAAGTAGGAGAAGTAATAAGATACTTAGCTACATCATATATCTTACTTTGTAATGTATTTTCAGACATATAATCAGGGTTAAATATCTGTAAAATATTATGGGCCATGTTCGTAACATCTTGTAGTTTTATTCGGTCATTATTGATAAGTTCTGCCTCTATTTCGTATTTATAGATTTTCTGAGTTGTCTTATCTTCATTAAATAAGGTTAGTAAATTATACACTGTTATAGTATGTTGTTTAAACATTTGATCTACTATCTGTCCTACCTTTGTGATGTCTTTATTTCCTGTAAGTTGGATAATAATAGACATGTCTATTTTCCATTTTATGTGCTTATCATTGTATACAAAACTTACTCGATTAATTACACGAATTATGGTATCTTCGTTACTTATAAATGGTTTTATATCGTTTTCTATTGCTAAGGTTATTTTATATGATACACCTGAAGTTGTTAAATAGTGATAAGGTACTAATATAGGAGTTTTACTTGTATATATAGCCGGTTGACTTTTACCATCTATAAATCGTTTTTCTTTTATTTTTGTTATCTGTAAGTTACTTCCATTTTTATGTATCATTAACGATCGTACAAACTGATGTATACTAGTTTTAGTTAAATCAGTATTTTCTAACATATATTCATAAATTTTAGAGAAAGTAGTATAGGTAATATTTTTGAACTTTATTTCTAATTCAGGCACTCCAGCATTTCTGTTATTCAATTCCTTGTTATACCTTGTAATAATATCGTCTAAAATGGTTTTAGACATCTTTTGACAGTTATTAAATATATAATTATATATTCAAATATATTTGAATATATTAAATAAAAATAGTATAGAGTCAAATGGCGTCTAAATCTATTATTATTGATAATATCTATGAAGCTATTAAAACTAAAGTAATACCTGGGTCATTTAGTAAAGATTTAACCATTTTTACATTTCCTATTATATATTATCAAAATAAAAGGGAAAATACTCTTGAATGGACTATAGAAATAAAACTGAAAAAGAATAATGAATATATACCAATTCGATCTGAAATGATCGAATATCCTGTTTATAACTTGGATTCGACGTATATAGCAGAAATAAACATAATCTCAAATCAAGTAGAAGGAAAGATAAGAAAAGCAGTTCCTACTCTAATCAAAGAGGGTAAAAATATGGGTAAAAAAAATGAAACAAATGCCATAACACAGGCCTTTCGTGAAGCATTATATACCTATAATAAAAAATTACATAAAACTAATACAAGTAATGATAAACCTTTACCCATGCTTTTACAGTCTATCAACAGTTCTAAAAAAGCTTTATTAACTGCTGAAGATTTTACCGAAGGTATAACGATACAAAAGAAATTCAATGGTGTACGATACGTTAGTTACTTAAACAAACCGGCTAATACAGTAATACAATATTCAAGAACAGGAATAGACTATCACCCTGCTGAGTACTTACAAAAAGATTTGATGTATTTACTAACAAATTTGCCTAAAATAAGAATTGGTACACTTGGTATTACTTCTTACATAGAGTTATATAACGATCCTTATTTAGATGGAGAATTATACTTACATGGTAAAACCTTGTCATATATATCAGGACAAGCGAGAAAGGAAAATGATAAAGAAGAATTAGATTACTATATATTTGACGTATTCTTTCCACATGCTATAGCTAAAGGATTTAATATGATATCCAAACATAGACAAGAATACCTAGAACTCTTATTCAGATCTACGACCCTTAATCATGTCAAAAAGGTAGGCAATTATCATGTTCAGAATATAGATTACCTCAATATGTTGGCTAAACAGTTTATTAGCGAAGGTTATGAAGGAGCAATTGCAAGAAAGTATTATGGTATATACGAATATTCCTACAATGGATATCATTCTCCTAATGTTTTGAAAATTAAACCAGTTTATTCTAGCGAATTTAAAGTAGTAGATTTTACAGAAGGAACAACTGGTAAAGACTCTGGTAAGATCATATGGATTTGTGAAGTAGAAAAACCTATCGATCCTAGAGATAGATACTTCAGTGTTGTTCCTAATATGTCTTTAGAAAATAGAGGAAAGTTATATAGGTGCTTATCTAAATATGTAGATAAAAAAACTACTAGATTTGAAAGAGATGTTAAAAATATGTTATTAACTATAGAATATGCTGAATTATCAGCCAAAACAGGTAAACCGTTACAGGCTAAAGCTATAGCATTTAGGACATACGAATCAAAAGACGATCCTATTAAATCAGTATATAAAGAATGTAATATATCAGAATAAAACACTACTTATTACATGAGTATATTCAGATCGTATTTTTTTATATAATAGCATAATATAGTATATTAGTATAATAGCATAAAAGTATGATATCATTTGGATATACTGGATTAAACTATTGCCCATGGACTGGTGAGCCTCTAATTAATAACATCCAAGCATATTCATCAGGGTCTGAAACTACCGCAACTTTACCCTTTCCAGGAGGATGGAAACCGTCTACTAATTCTTATAGCGGTACATATAATTACCTAGCATACAATGATCCTACCTTAGGTCCGGCATATGCATTAGAAGTTGTTCCTAATTTTGCACATAATACATGGATAGGAACTTCTCCTAATTGCAATGTTAGTACTACCGATTGTACTAACTATAAAGCTGGCATATTACCAGAGAATATAATGCCTAAAATGTGGACAGGATATAGATCAGGCGATGTAACAAAAGGAGGAGTTCAAATTCCTTCAACAGGATGTAATGTCTGTTCCATATCAGGTGAACATGTATTATGTACTACAGATACTCAAATGTCATTAGACAGTTGTCCCGGAGCAACTGGAGAATATTCTCTCAGTCAAAGTCCTATGGTTGAAACTAGGTCGACTTATTTCGACGTGCCTAATTTAACTAACTATCCTAGAGGTAAAGGACGTTGTATTTATCCAGCTAATATCATTAAAAACGACAATGATTTAATCAATTTAATGGCTCTAAGCTCATCAAACTTAATAAATCCTAACCTAGCTATAGATCTAGGATTAAATTACTGTTATGCATCTGTAACTGGGCAATATTGTGGATTAGATTCTAACGGATCACATATAGAAAATTGTACTAGATATGCAGTTGATAAAAATTCTGCAAATGTTATTACACCACCATGTGTTGATCTCGTTAATAACATATTAGGAACAGCAGGAGGAGACCATAAACTTAATAGCGTAAATGCTGCATGGTGTAATAATCCTAACAACATGTATACTCCTTTATGCGACTGTTTAATGGCTGGAGATAACGATCCTACTAATCCTATTGCAGTACGATCAGCTTATGCAAAAATAACTAATGACTTATTACCTAATGTAGGAAGTGTACTTCCAAAGGAATGCTGGTTTAAACCGTGTAGTCAGTCTTCAGGATATGCTATACCTTATTACAATCAGAATGTAGTATGTCCTGCTAATGTTATAAACTGTAATAACATTTTTGATAGTACTAATTCTGGCTTAATTGATAACTCTCAATATATGTCATGCAGTTTTAACCAGAGTAGTCCTCCTATTAATACTACTACTCCAACTAATAACAACATACCTAGTCTTAGTGGAAATAATACAGTTATATATCTATTGATAACATTTATTTCTATAGTCATAATAGGGTTCATTTTTAGTATTACTTTAGCGAAAAGTAATAAAGTAGTAAATAATGGTAAATCTACAATTAAACATACATAAATAATATTTTAATTATATAAAGTAATAAGGATATATACTACGAAATGTCAATTGGTACGCTTTTTATTGAATTCGTTAACTTTGGGATAAACGGAGATAAAGAGAATCAAGTTAATGGATTTACAGAGATTACCAACGATAACCTATTTGATACATCAGGATTACCTTATCCTGGAGGAGTATATGATTTAAGGCTAGGAACTACTGACCATAATAATCTTTGCTCTACTTGCTATTATGGTAAAAAATTATGCTCAGGACATAGAGGATTCTTAACATTGAAGGCATCGGTTTTACAACCAATTGCTATATCTGAGATACGGCAATGGTTACGTATTATATGTCTTAAATGTGGTAAATTAATGATGGACGTAAGTAGACTGAAAAGGATTCCAATTAATAAACGCATGATAGAAGCTGCTATAGGAAGCGAAGGTAAGATATGTACAAATTGTAAGATGCAACATCCTAAGATTAAGAAAGATAAAGAAGATAGATTTACATTCTGGTTAACATATCCTTCTGATTTAACTACTGATACCAACGAAGAATATATGGACGATTCTGTCTCATCAACTATAGCTCCTAAGAAATTATACCCTGATACTATTTCTTACCTATTTAAAAAGATAACTAACGAGACAATAGAATTACTAGGTAAAAACGTAAATAACCATCCTAGTAAACTAATACTACGGAACATATGTATTCCTCCAAACACTATTAGACCAGGTATTAAAAATTTTAACGGAGAGGGTAGTAGTTATCACACTTCTACCAATATATTACAGAATATAGTTAAAAGGAATAATAACCTACTTCCTGATGAGTTACCTCCTATAATTTATGATATACAATCTAAACAGGATCTTATTTCAGTCAATAAAGAGTTAGATAAATCATTAGCTAATTTACAGCAATGCTTTTACGATTTAATCTATGGATCGGATTCTACTAGTACAATGCAAGGTAATACTGGAAAAAGAGGATTAATTATTGGAAATAAACCAGCTCAGAGTTTCTTACGTAACCTTCCAAGAAAAGAGGGAAGAATACGAACAAATCTATTAGGTAAAAGAGCATTCTTTACAAGTAGATCTACTATTAGTGGTAATATAAACTATAAAATAGACGAAGTAGGAGTACCTATTGAATTTGCTAAAGTATTACAAGTTGAAGAATATGTGCAAGATTATAACATTGAATGGTTAACTTCTATATTCTTAAATGGTCGTACTCAATACCCAGGTTGTAGTCATATTATTCGTAAGTCTACGGGAGAAGTACATGACGTTTCTAAATTAAATGATACGTATTTAGAAATAGGAGATATTATCTACCGAGACGTTATTAATGGAGACTTTGCGTATTTCAATAGAATGCCAACATTAGAAAGATCTAGTATATGCGTGCATAATGTAATCATTATTAAAGATCCAAGTATTCATACATTTCAAATGAATGTATTAGCTTGTGAGTTATATAATGCTGACTTTGATGGTGATCAGATGCATTTATGGGTAGCAAGAGGTATAGGACAACAAGTTGAAGCAAGTATTATGAGTTCTATGGCCAATTGGTTTATCAGTACAAAAACAAGTGGAACGGTTAATGGAGAAGTTCAGGATTCTATAGTAGGATCATATGAATTAACAAGATCTAATGCAGTTCTTGATAAATACCATGCAATGGGTCTTTTCTCTCAGTTAGAAGTTTCTGCTCGATTTGATGAATATCTCAACGATCATCTATTTACAGGTAGAAATATTATTACTATGTTATTAGTTAAAACTCCGATAAACTATGAAAAGAAACCTAAATCATATAACGATTTATATCTCCCGTATATAAACTACGATAAAGACGAAACATTTGTTTCTATCAAAAACGGTGTAATGTTAACAGGTGTACTAGATAGTTCATCAATTGGTACTAAGTCGAAAGGTGGTATATTTCATTTAATAAGCAGAGAATACGGACCACAGACAGCAATAGAGGTTATATTTGCTATGCAACAAGTTACACTGCAGTATCTTCTATGGAAAGGATTTACGGTAGGTACTGGAGACTTGTTGTTAAACGAAAAATCTATATATCAAACATCTAAAAGTATTGCTGCTACGCTATTAGATAGTTCTATTATAACAAGACGGTTAGTAGAAAATAAGATCATTCCACCTATGGATTCTAATGTACATGATTTTTATGAATCATTACAAAAAGAATCACTAAAACTAGATGATTCAGAAATATTCAGATGGATATTATCTTCTATAAATCCAAATACTAATAATTTCTTTAAAATGATTTTATGCGGATCTAAAGGAGGTAATCCCCAATTAGTAAGTGTAATGAGTGCCATAGGTAGGTCTATTATTAACGGAAAAAGAATGCAAGAAACTTTTGCGTTTAAACGTACCTTACCATACTGTCCAAGATTTGCAGTTGATGCTAAATCATATGGATTCGTCGAAAACAGTTACGTATCAGGTATGACCTCTACTGAGTTCATATTTCAAGATATGGCAAGTAGATATGATTTAATCAGTAAAGCATTAACCACTGCTACAACTGGATATTTTATGAGAAAGGGAGTAATGAATAACCAATCAAGTATAGTCGATAATTATAGACGTGTTACGAAAAATACAAAAATCGTACAATTCCTATATGGAGAAGATGGGTTAGATTCTCGAGAATTAGAAGATGTTCCTTATAACATTGTAAAACTATCTGATACTGAATTGTATCAATACATGATGCCAACGAATGAAAACGGTTTAAGCAATGAATTACAAAAATGCTTTAATCAGTTAAAGCATGATAGAGATCTATATAGATCTACTTATTTAGCAATAGAAGCAGCTTATTTGAAGCAAACGTTTACTATAATGATAACACTACCTATCAATGTTAAGCGTATTATTAACAATATATTCAATAAAAGTACAGGTATAGCAACACCTATATCAGTAAAAAAATTAAACAAAGTCAAAGATTTATGTAATAACATTGTATATTCATTGTTTAACGATATCCAAGAAACTAGACAAATGGAGATTCCGATTCATAAGAAAAAGGCATGTACTTTATTAGGTATGTCAATACGTTCTGAATTAACTCCTAAAGTGTTAGAAAATCTATCTGATAACGATTTGGATATCATTATTTATACTATAAGATTAAAGTATGCTAACAGTTTAATAGATTACGGAACAGCAGTAGGAATATTGGCAGCTCAGTCTATTAGTGAACCCATTACTCAATATATGTTAGACTCTCACCATAGAAGTGTAGGATCTGGGACATCCAAGGCTGGAGTTATTAGAATTAATGAACTATATAGTTCAATGAATATTGATAAAGAACAAACACCAGCTATGTTAATACCTATTAATTCTGATGTATTTAGTCAATCCTTGACTAATAAAGGAGCAATAGTACAAGAAATAGCAAATTCTATAGAATTCTTAACATTTAAACAGTTTGTAAAAGATAAGAATATTATACTAGAATCCTATGTTAAACTGGTATATCCGCTTTTTAAATCTGATAGTATATGGATGAAAGATTTTGAAGAGTCTCATCCATTAATGGAAGTACCTTCAGATTTGACTAATTGGTGCTTCAGATTTGCTATAGATAAAACAGGATTAGTACTTAAGGCTATTGATTTGGAGCTTATTATTCAAAAACTTAAGAATAAATTTCCTAATACGTATATAGTATTTACACCTGAATCCTATTCTGAAATTATTATTCGTATGTGGCATCGGCCCGTCCTAAAGAGGTTATCATATTCAATTAAAGATATGTATAACGATATGTTACACGCTGTTTTATCTACGCCAATACGAGGTATTAATAAGATTACTCAAACTAAAGTAGAAAAACGACAACAGTACGTAATTGGTCCAGATAACTCGTTTAAACAAGAAGATCAATATGTGATTACTACATTTGGAACCAATTTATACAACGTACTGTTATACAGTACGTTGTTTGACACTTCGGCTATTAGTTCTAATAGCCTTCCTGATACTTGTAATATATACGGAATAGAAGCAGCAAGAATCAAGATTATTAATGAGACTAAAGCCGTTATAGGTAGTTCAGATGCTGTTAATATACGACATTTATATATTTATGCAGATGAACGCACTAGAACTGGTAAAATAACTAGTATTGAACGGGGTGGGTTATCTTCTAGAGAACATAACAATATCTTATTAAGAGCTAGTTATCAAGATCCTATTAAGTGTATTACAGATGCCGCATTAAATAACATTAAATCTAATACTTATGGTATAGCCGCTTATCAGTTATTAGGCACAGTTCCTAGAATTGGAACACTGTATAATTCAGTAGTAGTTGATGAAGAATTCGTACAAAGTAATATGAAAACAATTGATATGATATTAGATGAATTATAGATTTAATTATATATTCAAACATGAATAATTTAATTAATCAATCTTTTTTTCACCAAATCTTAAATGAATTTATAACATTTGATTCAGATGTTATAATTACGACATACTAAGTTAACTTAGTATGTAGAGTATATTGTATTGAAGAAATGTATTACTCAGGTATACCAATTAGTTTATATAAGCATTTAGAATATATAGTCTGTCATATCTATTTAACCACGTATTTTATTTCTATTAAAAATAAGGATAACTTATAGATATACCACTTATTATGGCCAATATCATTGATTACCTAAAGAATAGTACATTAGATATAGATACTGATTTTAAAAACCATATTATTACTAGTTTAACCAAAGAACTACCTTATATAATTGATCAAACTATTATAGACCAGTACTTGCTTATTCCTAAAAAAATATCTATTAAGAAATGTATTGATACCAACAAACTACAAGAGAATATTGATTATATCAATATAGAAGATTCTATATCAATGACCTTATCTGCTCTATATTACTGTCTAATCAATTTAAAGCTAAAGTATAGCAAAGACATGTCTTTGCTATATGAATCAATGCTGACGTATATGTTACCTATCAAAAATGAGAACAACGAGTATGAAAATGATAGTAGTATTGAATACCCCAAATGTACTCATTGCAATATTACAGACGATGATAACATAGTGTATAACAATAACGAATTAAATGATATTGGTAAAGATATCAAAGAGGTTATAAATGACATTCATATCTTAGATAAAAAAATAAGTCAGATTAATGATAATATTAATCTGATTCATATAGATACTAAAGTATTAACATCTGATTTACTACGTATGAGTCAAACTTATAAGATCTAAAGATTACCGATCTTTAGGTAAATACCAATGTGTTCCAATAAAGTTAATTACTTCTTTTTCTGATTTTAAATTACTAGAACCTCGTACTCTTATATTTGGACGATTGGCATAGAATATACCATATTGATTAAGTAACCAACCATATTGATTTTTTACATATTTACGTATACGTATGTTATATAATTTAGGACCCGTATATTGTAATAAAGCATATGGTAAATCTTTTTTATCTACAATAAAAAAATCTATTGATATTTTTATTGTATTATAGTAAGTTATACCACTAATAATATGCTCTCCTGAACGTATTATTTTATAAAGTATATTTTGAATATATGGTAATGCTAGTTCAACTTTAGCTAAAACTATGATATCTATATCATTTAAAAACTCTTCTTCCCTTCTAGCACTTCCTACTATATATAGTTTATATGGTATTATTTTTTGAATATATTTAAATATTTCAATACCGACTGATAATGTAATTTTTTTCATTTTATATTTATACATATATATAAATTAAATGACAGCTAAAGGACTTTTATGGTATTACGTCATTTCGATAATTTATATGATTGCTACTCTCGTATATTATTATACTGGAATATATTAATTGATTAGTTCATCTAATAGGTTATCTTCTGTAGTAGTAGCAGACGTTATAATACTTCTATTATTAGAATTTGCGTATATGTCATCATCTCCATAAATTCCATCACAGATATCTGTGATGGAATTACCATCTCGTGTAATAGGAGGCATTACGATCAGTGTTGAAAATTTAGTAGGAATGCTAATTCCCAATGAACTTAAACAGATTGAATCCATACATATAATTCCATCAAATTTAGATCTAGATAAGATAAATTTATGGACATTTAATGCATTAACAACTTCATCATCTACTTTAGCAATATCAAATACCTTTTTATTGCCAACAATTGTTGGCATGCTTTTATCTAAGATAACTGCTGTAGCATTATTATTAACTAAGTCAAATGGAATAGTTATACGAGTTAAAGGATTAGGAAGCTTAGCTCCATTATTCTTAATTGCTTTAGGTGATATAAATTCTTGAATAATGTGAAATACTTTAGTACTACTAACTTGAATAAATCCTTTAGTCAATTCTGCAAATGTATTTGGAAATTTTTCCTTTAGTTTTATATAATCACTTTCTTGAATGATGGTATCCCCATCATTCAAATGACCTATGTTAATTCTAATTTGCTTAACAGTATCTATAGTATCAATAGATCCTTTCCCCTTGCCTTTACTATTAATTTGGTTTAGCATTAAGTCAAGGGATCTATTAGATCTTTCTTCTATTTCTGTTCTAAAGATTTCGTCCATATATTCAGCAAATTGAAAATACTTACTACGAAATTTTTCATCAGGTAATACTTGCTTATTATCTTCATATATAGGTGTAATTCTATCTTCTACAGTAGGAACTACTGTAGACCATCGTTGAACCTGAATACATGGTTTCATTGTGCGTTGTGACACACGTGATTCAGGATTCTTATTTTTAATATCAGCCACATCTTCAGCCGTGACTGGTTGAATTTGTCCGATATGTAATTCATTCATTACAATAACATTGAGTTTTGTGGGAATATCATTAGAATTTTTTCTATATCTAATAGATATCCATTTAGTCTTAGCACTAGGCCTTACTTTATCCCATTCAATAATAACGTTATTTTTCCACCATTTTTCATTGTTTGAATTCTTTAATGCTTCAAAGTGTTCAACTACGTCAGAAACGCGAAAGCCAATAGTTCGTTCTTTAATTGCTGCTGTCATGTTGATGAATTGTTTTACTATTGTTTTATATAATTATGTATCTAAAATAAATTCAATTTTTTAAAAAAAATTGAATTAGTAGTAATCTGAAAATTGCATAGCTGATATAAAATGCATTTTACAACAATCGTTCACTATATCTAACTTCTCAAGTATTTCCTGAAAATCATGCATATCATTGTTGGTATCCTTTTTAATCTGTTCTATCTTAAGATAGTTATACAAGTCTTCTTTATCTGCTAAAGGTAACCCACACGTAAAGCATAAAATGGGTATTAACATTGTTTTTATATAATACTAAAATAAATTCAATTTTTTAATTAACATCCTGTTCAACTGCATATTTTATAATATCACGTTCAACTATGTGATTATTACTAAATGAAGAATGTGGTTTTTTCATAGAGTTACCCTCATCGTATATTTCGTATTCATAAAATTGAATATTTTTATTACTAACAGGTTGTACTGACTGTCGGCTATGGTCATTACTAATAGACTCTACTGGTTGTACTGGTTGTACTGGTGTTTCAGGAGTGTAACCTTTATCACTTTGTGGCAAAGGAATGGTAATAACGTATAAGAAATTAGGACTTTGCAAAAAGTGTTTAATGGTTAATAACTTATCTCTAATACAGATAGATAACTTATAGTCGCATTCATTCATAATCTGTAACTCACAGGTATATTCATTGCCAGGAAAGTGTAATTTTAATATATTACACAAGTTGTTAAAGGCTGCTATTTTAATATTATGCTCAAATTCTACGTTCATAAGTCGTAATTTTTCCTTAATAATGAACCTTAATTCGTCTTGCCATAGTCGTTTAAATTTGTTATTATCTGTTTTATAATGTTTATATAAACATTCATGAAAGACGTTATTGACTAAGCCTACTTTATTTTCAAGCTCTAACTGAGCATATATATGCAATATATCATTACGTAAGTTAAAAAAGTTAGCATCATCAGATAAGTCAAATTTGTATTTAACTGCTGTTTTCTTAATTTCTATTAACTTATCTGTATCATTATTGTTATATACAATTTTAGTATATTTAGCAGTCTCTGCCGGAATATCTCCTACTGATCCATTGTTAATAGTTTTATATAGTCCTTCTAAAAAGTCTTGTGTAAAGATTTCATCAGAGATTAGAAATTCTTTTAATGCCTTATAAGGTTCTAGTAATAGATAAAAAGTAACAATATGGTTCTCATCTAATATGATTTTAACCTTATTAAAATCCTCGATATTATCTGGTTTTTTGAGTTCTTCTAACAATTTATTAGTAACAAAGAGGTATACATCTTTCTTATTTACTCCTATCTTTGAAAGGTAATGTTCAATATACTTATGTTCAACAAAGTTAGCAAACACTGCTCTAAAACTAGTAGATAAGCATTCTTTATGCGTAGTACCACATGAATGTGGTTGATCTCCTCCTTTTACCTTTTTTTCTTTAGTCTTGGGCTTAGAAAGTGCTACAATTTTTTCACCAGTTGTAGGAACTTCTCCTGTAGTAACTTTCCAGATTGCTATATTTTTATTAGACATGGGGTGAAAATCAGAAACAGCAGTAATTGTAAACGTTTCGCCAAAATTAACAGAGTTTACAGAAGTGTTTGAGACTGCTGGAAGTGCGATATTCAATTTATTGCCGATTTTATGCGCCTTCTTAAATGTGTTAACGTCAGGGTAATAATCTGGAATAACATGAGCTAAAATATATTTAACTGCATTATCTGCATTACCTCCTGTTTCATAGGTATCAGAGTATATTTTTTCTATAACTTTCTGATCTGGTACTAAAAACGTAATACCATTTACGTTTTTATTAGGCGATAATACTCCTTCTAAGCATAGATCTTTAATACTTTCAGCAAGTTTAGGACTGTGTCGTTCTAACCATAGATAAATTCTACAAAACTTATTAAGAGTGTGACCTGTTTTATTTGACATATTATGTATTTATATATATACTTTTTAATTTTAATTACAATTTAATTAAACTTTTTAATTGAAAGCTTTTTTTAGTTATATTAATCAAAATATATTAAAGAACGAACTAGAATAATCTAGGTTATTGTTAATATATACCGTTCAATAAATTTGAATATTAATTTATTGTTAATATATGAATAAAATGAAACTGTCCGACGATATCTTCCACAGTATTATCAAATTTCTTAATAGAACAGAAATAACACTATTAGCTCTATCAATACCTAAATACGAGAAAAATAAGTATACAAAGATTAACTATCCTGAATTATTAACTTCTATAGATTTAATACAATGGAGTATTAAATGTGGTATTGACATAAGTAAAGTATGTGATGCTATTGCTAAAAATGGTTGTCTCGATTGCTTAACTTATGCACATCGCATGGGCTATCCATGGAATAAACAAACTTGTATTATTGCAGCAACAAATGGTCATCTTAATATTTTAACCTATATTCATAAAAATGGGTGTCCATTGGATCACTCTACGTGTGATAATGCAGCGTTAAATAACCATAATGATTGTTTCATCTATGCGCATAGATATGGCTGTCCATATGATTTAAAAACACGTCGTTATGCTACAAAAGGCGGCATCATGTTATTTTCTGATTCAAATATATAATTAAATATTTGTTTATACTATTAATATAGTAATATAAAAGATGGGTAGTTCAAATACAAAACCTCATAACAATGAAGAAAGTAAAGTCGTATGTCCAGGTAATGTACCAACTACACGAGTAGAAATCGCAGATACTATTAAACCAGGTTCTAATCAAAATAGATCAGTATATGATAAAAGAAAAGAATATGTAGTAGCAGTTGTACATGGTTCAAGTGAAGAATATGACGTAATCTACAACTTTGTAAATACCAATTATGAACAAGGTGGTGCATACGAATCAGCATTAACCAGTTTTTTCATTTCAGGTAACCAAGATTATACTACAGGTGGACAAATAACAAATGATTTAGATTTTTTTCAAGGAGGTATTAAAGAACCTACTGTAGCCGAACTTGCTAACTATGAGAATTCCGTTGCATCTTCATTAAAAGAAGACGTAGTTAGGCGTATTGCTAGGGCTCTGAATCATGCTGGATTAAACATTGATGATACAGATTCTTTAGATAACATCATTTTAGCCATGAAAAGAGATATTCCTAATCCTACAACTAACAAACAAACATTCAGTACTGATGCAGAAAAACAGAAGAAGATCTGTCAAGCTATTGCTAAAGTATTGAACGAACAGTTTACACCAGGTGCGTCTAAACCAACTGAAAAATTCATTAATACCGAAATGTCTCCTGTAGAGATTTGTAGAAGAGTTGCAGAATGGGTACATAGTTTTGCAGTAGGAGTTAATACTGAGTTTCTTGCTGTTCATAATAGCGTTCAAAACGCTATGAGAAATGTATCTATTTTAGATGCTTTTTTAGATATTACGTTTAAAAAGATCAATGATATCATTGATCAAAATAGTAATACTAAACGGGAGACTGAACAACTTGTAGGATTTTATAATATGATTAAAGCCGAGAGTGATAGACAGAAAGAAATGTTAAAAAACATTCTAAAAATATCACTGCCTTCTGATGCAAAGGAATTAAGTATACTGTTAGGTAATGAAAAAGACCTTGTTAGTTTTATCAAACGTATTAACTACGATGTAGGATCTCAATCGTTTTCAACAGCTCTTACTTCTGTATTAGGATCGTTAAATTTAATTTCTGATATTACCAATAGAGTACACAAGGCATTAAAGATGTTACACATTAAAGTAAATGACTATCTAAAAAACGAGAAATATGATGAATTTGCAGATATGATCGAAAAGAAGTTTCAAGAACGGTTAAAATCGAGTAAATCAGTTACTGAAATGGATGATTTGCTTATGGCTGCTAAACTATTACACTCTAATTTTAACGAACGAGCTAATATGGAAGAATCACTCAAGAAGTCAGAACATAAAGTAGAAGGAGGTGCACCCTCTCGTAAGTATTCTAATATAATGGACTTGTTTAACAATATTGACGGAGAAGATCCTAATAAAACCGAGTTAGAAAAGAAAATAGAACGTATTCAGAAAATGAAGCTTATACTGATTAAAAAGTTTATTAACACTATGACAGGGTTATATGGTAAATTTAACAAATCCGTTGAAAGTCTAGGTCATAAATTTGGTAAAAATATACCTCTTTCTGAATATACTGATAGATTACGAGATATTATTGTTAGATTAGGTGATATAAATACTTCTAGAATTGAACTAGATTTAATTGGATATTATTCAGATGCAGCTGCTAGAGAAAAGAAAGAGAAATATCTAAGTATTATACAATCTATGGTACTAATTATTAACGAAATTGTATCAAAATCTGAATATAAACCTTTTGCTAAAGATTTCGAAGAATTAAGGTCTATTATTAATGATATTATTAGTACCATACATACATATTCAGAGGCATTAAAACAGAAAGTAGACAGGGAAGGCATATCAGGAAGCCATGAAGATAATATAGATACAACAGAAGGTTCATCATGTGGTTGTGTTGCATCTAGACGTGGAGGAAGTAATCCTTTTGATTATCAAGATCTAAATAATGAAGATTTAGATCCAGGATATACAGAAGGAGTACACGATGAAGAAATTCAGGCATTGGAAGGAGGAGACGATACTGATAAATTTGATAATATTGAAATGAAGTCAATAGATATCGAACATATTCAGGATGTATATCAAGCTATTAGTAAAAGCCAATATACTCTAAAGAAATCAGTTGAAGATTTTAAATATTTTTACTATATTGCCCGTGTTTATAGCAGTTTAAGTGCTGCTGCTAGTGAAACAGAAGCAGCAGGTGGTGCTAAATATATTGAACTTTTAGGTGATACCTGTGCAGCAGAGATTAGGAAGTTATATACTCAACGAGATACTCTTTTAGAAAAACTAAAAGACGAAAAAGTCACTGCAATGGTAAATGAGTTAAAGAGAGATACTAACCCAGAATTGTTTCATATAGCAAATAACCAATTACTACCTGAAATTATTGTAATTCCTGCTCCTCCTGCTGCTCCTGCCCCGGGTGCTCCTCCTGCTGCTCCTGCCCCGGGTGCTCCTCCTGCTGCCCCTGCACTAGCTGGTCCTCCTGTTCCTGCACAACCACCCTTTGTTCCAGGTGCAGCTGGTGTACCTTATATTCAAAATCCTAATAATGTGTATTACGATAATCCACAAAGACCTTTTAAGGCCGATAAAGTAAATAACGTTATTCCTAGTATTACAGACATTGTTCCAGCTTTTAATACTATAAGCGAAGAAACAATAGGTACCATTGTTGATCCCATGAATAATATCAATATTTTTACTTATCTAGCAGTACGACCTGTTGTCGATAATTTTGCTACTAGAACTAAAACATTTGCTAATATATTAGGACCTGATTTATACAATAAATTTAAGTTTATTGTATATATTGCAGAATTTTTTAACAAGTTTGTAACTTATGTACAAAACCTTCCCGTTCCTAATGCAAATGTAATAAATATTATTACGAACTATAGTAATCTTATAATAGGTAAATTACTTGTTGATCCAGTTAATGATAATCTTAATGCAGTTAATGCGCCTTATATGAGAAGTATGAAAAATAGGATTAACATTGCATATTACTATACTGTTAAATATCTTTTAGAATCATTTAATAATGTAATTACTAAAACACTTGTAAGACAGTATATGAATAACGAAGGAGGGCATGTATTTAATGCAATCGTATCTGGCCAGTTTAACTATAAACTAACCCCGATAGAAGGAGGAGATCCTCAAGATTATAAATACTTGAATGCATATGCTAATACAGATAATATTACTCCAAAAGAAGCAATTGATGCTCTTAGAACGTTAATTGAAAAAGACTTTGAAGTTAAGATTAATTTCTATAAGGTTATACAGGCAATTGATCTATATCTTAAGGATTTTACAGTTGATATTTCTAAACACCCTGATGCCGTTAAAGATATCGTTAAAATTCTAGATGGTACGCATGTTATTGTAGATTGGTTTAACGATCAGACTGGTAACAATCTATGGAAGGCATTTGAATGTATGGGTACTCAGTCATACTTTGCTCAATTTATTATCCCTAATGCAGAAGGGCGTTTTGCTGCTGATATTACTCCAGTTGTTTTACCTGCTGCTCCAACATTGGAGGATATTGATAATTATAACAATTATCAAAATCAACTAACTAGATTTAACATATTCCATAACTGGAATAGAGCTGGACGAATTCCTGTTATTGCTCAAGGAGATAGTGATAATAAACATTACTACGAAGCTATATTTGATGCTCTTAACGAAGTAAAAAATGATAATCTCAATATTGAACTTACAGATCAGCAATGTGTTATTGCTGATCCTTACATTGGCATTCCTAGTAAAATTAATGGAGACAATGATAGATTTAAGAAATCATCTGATTTCCTGTCTAATTCAATAGATAGTTTTCAAGCTTTGAAAAATCTAATTAACGCCTTTGTTAGAATTGGAGAATCGTTTGGAGGCAATGAAATTTATAAGAAAATTTTTATGTCACCTACTCAAATTTATAAGTATTTAATAGATTATATTAAAACAAGTGCGTATTACATTAATTATGGCACTTCTCCAAATTTTGTTCCTAATAACGAACGTAAAGCATGGATTCCTGAATTCTATATCTCATTTGCTAAAGCAACGGATAGTAATTACAATAACTTTGAAACAGAAAATAAATACTTTGCTATGATAATTAAAGCAATGAGTGCTAAAATCTTAGTAGTGTTAGGCATTTTTGAACTATTTGATAGAAAACAAATCGTTACTACATTGGATCCTATTAGAATGATTACAGGAGGTGCTCCTGAAAAGGTTACTATTGTAATTCCAGAAGCGGCAGAATTGTATTTTAGACTGCCAAGATTAGCAGAATTCTATCGTAAGTTGTTATTCTGGCGTGGAGGAGATGTCTCTAAAAAGATTACAATGCTTCCTGAAATGAGTGGTAGTCCTTTTTCAGAATTTGTTAGACTTATTTTTCAAAAGATATATTCACCCGACACGGGTAATTATTCAGATTTTGACGCTAAATTGGTTATTCAAGAAATTAATAACATCTATAAATACTACCATGGTAGTCAACAAGGAGGTAAGCAAACAGTAATTACTAATTATGAAATTCTATCTAACTTTGTTAAAGAAATTAATAGAAGAATTGGTATAATTAAAGCTGAAGATATGAAAAAATATTGGAAATTACAACAAAAAATAGCATCGCCTAATGCAGATATTTCGGAAGTTCCTAGTAATAATTATAGAATTCTACCATTAGATGAAGATACAGATGATTACAACATCGTTAACAGGCTTGCACCTAGTGATCGGTACTTGTTTAAGTATTACGATGATAAATCCGATAAAGTCATTAAACCAATTGATAAATCGATATCTAGAGATAGTAATATTGAATTACTAAACTCGTTTAGATACTCAATTGAAAATCTATTTGATACATATAAGCCTGACGTACTAAATTCAATGGATACTATTTCCTATACTACTCGTATTGAGGAAGCAGAAAAAGAAATGAAAGAAAATAAACCAGAAGTCAAACTAAGTATTGCACTGAAGTTGATTCAATCAACTAAAGAAGTCAATATTGAATCTGAAAAGGTCTTAATGTTTCACGAAACTGTAGTATCAGGGTTAAACGCGCTAGGTTCTATTTACGAATTTATTAAGGGATTTCAAGAATTCATTACAGAAGTTGATCCTATTAAAGCCGAAATTAAATTTATCGAAACATTACTGAACCCAGGAGGAAGAATTGGACAAAACAATTCGTTCATTAATTTGATGTATAACAATCCAGATGATGTAAACAAATGGGGTTTTATCTATAATGGCAATGAAGTATTATCTGAACGTTTGGCGTATGATAACAATGCTGCAATGAATACAAATCAAGCTTTACTTTTAGAGGACTTTCTTGTCTTTATTACTGACTATATTAACAATGCTCCAGTAGGAGTACCACTTGATATTAGTAAGATTAAAGCGTCATATTCAGAAACTTCGCTTTCTAAATATGACACCGATGCTGATCGCTATGTGATCGTATTTCGTACATTTGCTAGGTTTGCGGTTAATTATCAGAATATTATGAATAAATTACTAGAAAATATATTTGCCTTTGCCAATGATGATCTGATTTCTGTTAAAATCATTTCTGATTCAAACGTGCCTATTCAGTTTAATTTTAGTACTTTGGTATCTACTGTAGAAAATATGATTGATAGTATTAAATCTTATATCAATAAATTCAGACCTATTCTACCTTCTTCTATTATAGAAAAATACGAAAAAGTAACTATGAAAGGATCTATTTACTGGTTTGAGAAAGAATTTATTGATAAACTATTTAAAGGAACAGGTACTACAAACAATGCAGAAGAAACCGGAACAATCAATGAGATTTCATCATTAACGAATAAAGTGTTCAATAACCTCGTTCGTAATACTATGGTTACAGTATATGGAATATCACTTAACCCAGGAGTTCTTCTTGATAATACTCGTATTATTGTTAATAATGCACTTAATGCACAGGGTAATGCTAGTTCAACATATTATGAATTTTATGGAAATATACTATCAGAAATGGTTTATTACAATAATACGAATTATTATACCACTGTTAACGAGTTTGATGCTCAATTTACCCCAAATACTAATACTCCAGCGCCTTTACAATCAACTAGATTTCCTGGACCTAATTCCGTTGTTACAGCTGGTGTAGGAATGCCTCAACCAGGCGCAGGTGGTAATCCAGCTAATGGTACGTTAGAATATGCACAAATACCAGTTGCAGCAGCTGTTGGCGCAATTCCATTATATTACGCAAAGGTAGCAACTGGTTTAGAAAAGCTAATATGGAAAGGAAGAATTATGGGAATACGTAGGGAAGAAATAGATGCACAGCGAGTAGAAGATGTTTACCGATTGGCTATTTGGGATAAAAGTGAAATTACAGAACATAAGAGTCTACTATTTGCATTTAATCAATTATTAGCACTACATCTTAATACCAGTGTAGATCAGCTTACTTATAAGGTATACAGTGGATTACTAGATGCTCTTACTAACAATATTGCTAACAATTCTATCTACAATCCTAGAGGAGGGGCTTACCCTGATCTAATATTTGGTACAGGAAATAATACACAGTTTGGAAGAAGGGGTGATCCTCAATCCGATAAGATTATTGTATCTTCGTTAGCCTATATCCTTCAACGTCTTACAAGAGATAGTGGTCAAAGTATGGTAGGTGGAATGGGAGCAGGTGGATTCGATTATCTAATTACAACATTAACAGATGTCCCTAATTATATCAAAGAACGTTATAAATATGCATTACCTTATACATACAAATTATTCAGTGTGCTGAATAAACGATGCGAATTTCTAAAAGATATTATACAGAAAACAAAAATAGACTGTACTAGATCTAGTCAACAACTTACTACAAATGAACAACTATTAGAACTAATTGTGATGAATAATCCTCAAAATACGAATGGTAGTGATAGTGTAGACAATCTAATCCCTGAGGATTATAAAGCTATGGATCCCTTATCGGCGCCTCTATCAAGTGAAGAACTTAAACAGAAATTATCCACTTTGATTGATTCCATTTCTCAATTGTCTGTAACAATTCAATCGAGTATTTATTCTACTATTAACGAATTGAGCATTAACGAAAGCGTTAAATACTTTGAAACCTCTTTTCAGTTTATACAAATGTATCAACAGCGTTATAATAAAATGCCTTTAATGCCTTTATCGTTTTCATTGTATGCTTTGCGAGATTTACCTAGACAAGTAAGATTTGATGGAACGAATAATACTCCACTAAAGAAAATACGTAGTGTAGTAACATATAATGATTTTAATATGTTATACGGAGGTGAATATGCTCCAGGTAATACTTATCCACAAGACGTATTAATGAGGTCTAATTATCTACCAGGTAGTTCGTATTCTAAATTACAATATGGATTACGTCCAATAGTTTCTGATATTGCTGTTAATATTGCATCTTATCCAGGAGTAAAGGATATTATTGATAGGTATAATAATATATCTACCATTACAGATCATATCGATATGGATGATTATTCCAAATTTATGAATAGTTTTATTAGTATTGTAAGGTATAACCTAGAAAATAGAAACTTTAAGTCATATGTTCAACCTACTATAACATCGTTGCTAGAAGTACAAGCTGTTCCACCTGCTCCACATGTTTTCCCTGATATACTACCCATGGAGCTATATAACAATTTAGTTAATACTATAGTAAGAAATACATACTATAGTATTAACGTTAGAGATAACCCGTCATTGTTCTCATATGCTTATGAACCAGATAGAAAAGAAAATGATATCATATATGCAGTAGAAACTACAAACCAAGAGGAAGAAATTATCAAGATTACTAAAAAGATCAAATACGATAAAAAAGATGGAGGACGAATGGCAGAATGTATTGCCAATATCTTGGACCTTAACATCATTCCAATCAATCTTAATGTATTAATGAAAGAAATTCCATTATTTAATCTATATAACTACGACTATACGTTTGAATTACTAATGGCTAAATTGTATAATAAAAAGCATAGAGACTTTAAAGAAAAGGGAGACGTGTTTAAGAATGTTAAAGATACACAAGATGCACTTATTGCATTCTTATTCCATCCTTACATAAATTTAGACGATAACCTAAATACTAAAATGTATTTAGGTTCGAATGTACCAGTTCGAGACACTTCTGAATTTATTAGTAGAATTATGAGAGGCGATAATAATCTAGGCTTAGGAAGACCTAAATTCTTATCAGATCAGATTTTTAATAAAGTACTACTACGGTCATTGTATCCTTCAATGTATTCATTAGATGAGGCAGGAGTTACTGAAGCAGTTGGTATTTATAAAGGACAAAATGGATATGATACAGATCCTAATAATCTAAGATCAATGAATAATTCTGTACTGACATATCCCTATGTTAATCCAAGTACTAATAAACTAACGGTTAGACAATGTGTATACCATCCACTTATCTTTGAATTACTACAAAATGTAGGAAGGTTACGATTTGATTCGACTATTATCCGTAACTTGTTCTTAATTACGAATGTACTTCGTATTACAAGATTTAAACTATATAGCGAACTCACGGCTAATAGAAATGTAGTAGTTAGTTCTCACTATGCTATTACCAAGAGTTTAACCGAGTATGGTGAATATCCATTTGATGTGAATGAGACATATGATTCCAAAAATATATTAGGAGAATCTAGATTTGAAATTTAATACATATATGTATTACATATAG